CAACGGCACCTGGCTCAACCTGATCGACGCCAATATCCGCAGCCAGATCAAGCAGGTAAAAATCCCCTACCGCCCCGGCAGCGGCACCAGCGGAACCGTGAACAGCGGAGCTAATGGCCTGTCCTGCAAGATTTTCCTGCTCTCCGACCGTGAGGTCGGCTATACCAAGACCAACGTCAACAGCTATATCTGCGATGACGGTGCAAAGCTGGCCTATTTCCAGGACGGCAACGGCACCAGCGAGAAGATCGCCAAGTACAACGGAACCGCCGCGTACTGGTGGCTCCGCTCTCCGTACCTGAACAACTCCACGTACTCGTGGCTCTGCAACTCCAATGGCAACGCCAACAACGACTACTGCACCAACGCCTATGGCATCCGCCCCGCTTTCATCCTGCCCTCTTCCCTCTTGGTCTCTGACGATGGCTCTGTCAATACGAACACGGCCCCGTCTACGCCCGGAGGCATCACCGTCCCCACCACCATCAACGGCGGCGACACCATCACGGTCCAATGGACGGCCAGCACCGACGCCGAAAGCAACCTGGAGGGCTACGAGCTGGAGCGCAGCACCAACGGCGGCAGCTCCTGGAGCAACGTCTACAAGGGCAATGCCCGAAGTACCACCAACACCGTCCCCTTTGGCACAGAGAGCGTCATGTACCGGGTCCGGGCCTATGACAGCGAGGGCCTCTATTCCGGCTACAAGAGCAGCAGCCAAGTCACAGTCATCAACAACCAGCCGCCCAGCGTCCCGGCCAGTATCACCGTCCCCAACGAAGTCCTGGGCGGCGGGAGCCTGACCATCACCTGGGGAGTTTCCACCGACAGCGACGGCAACCTGAGCGGCTACGCCCTGGAGCGCCAGGTGGACGGCGGGGCCTGGAGCGAGGTATTCCGGGGCAACGCTCTGAACTTCACCGACACCATCACCAGGGGCTGGGCCTCCGTAGCCTACCGGGTACGGGCCTACGACGCCCGGACCGCCTACAGCGGCTATGCCACCAGCGACACCAGGACCGTGAACAACAACACGCCCCCGGCCATCACCTGCGCCAGCCCCACCGGGAGCGACCTGGGGACAAAGACAGAGGGCTTCACCGTGGGCTATTCCGTCAACGACCCGGATGGCGACACCATCACCGTGAGGGAGAAGGTGGACGGGGCGCAAAAGCGGAGCTTCACCGCCACCCAGGACGCACAAAACACCCTCGCCGTGGACGGCGACACCTTCATGCAGCTGCTCAACGGCCCCCACGCCCTGGAGATCGCCGCCAGCGACGGCAAAGCCACCACCACCCACAAGCTCACCTTCACCAAAAGCGTGACCTCCCTCTTTATCACCCTGGAGGCCCCCATGGAGGCGGACGCCCCTATCACCATCTGCGTCCTCTCCGTGATAGGCTCCATCCCCGCCGATGCGGAGTATACCGTCGAGGTCACCAACAACGCCCTGGACGATAACCCCACCTGGGAGGATTGCACCACCGCCGTCAAGGCCGGGGCGAACTACATCTTCGAGCATAAGGACGCCCCCACCAACACCCCCGCCTTCAACTTCCGCATTAACGCCAGCCGTGGCCCCAGCGGAGAGGGAGGCTATATCACGTCCGTACAAGGAGGTTTTCAGTAATGGGCCTGGAACACCTGAGAAAAGACAGCGTCCGGGAGCTCTCCGAAAAGAGAGCCTATGAGGAACAGCAGCGGAACGCCGCCGCTATCGCCTTTGTGGTGCTGGCGGAGGGCGGACAGATCGACGCCACCACGGCCTCGGAGCAATCCGCCCTCTTTGCGGAGTGGTCCTCGTCCGTAAGCTACACCGTCGGCAACCTTCGCCGCTACGGCGGGACCCTCTACCGCTGCGTCCAGGATCACACGTCCCAGGAAGGCTGGGAGCCGGACAAGGCGGCGTCCCTCTGGAGCGCCACCAGCGACCCGGCGGAGCCGTGGCCGGAGTGGTCCCAGCCCATCGGAGCGCATGACGCTTACAGTGCCGGGGACCAGGTTTCCCACAACGGGAAACACTGGACCAGCGACACTGACAACAACGTGTGGGAGCCGGGGGCCTACGGGTGGACGGAGGTGACGGGCGATGCGTAACATCAAGTAAGCGCCCCGCACCGGGCCGCTTCCAGGTGGGAGCGGCCCACCATGCCAAAGAAGGAGGACACCTCGCAAATGTACATCGACGCAGACACCATCATCAAGGCGGCTTCCCTCATAGGGGCGCTCACCGCCCTGGGCGGCGTAGTTTTCTGGTGGTTCAAGTTCCTGGAGCGGAACAAGAAGCAAGACCAGGAACTCTCCGCCATCCGCAAGGAGCAAACCCTGATTTGCTACGGTATCCTGGCCTGTCTTCGAGGCCTGGAGGAACAAGGCTGCGACGGTCCGGTCCACGAAGCCCTGGACAAGCTGGAGAAGCACCTGAACAAAGCCGCCCACGACGAAGAAAGCTGAAAGGAGCGCCACCATGAAATTTTTTATCGAAAATTGGTACATCATCCTCGCCGCCCTTGCCGTCCTGGCCGGAGCCGGGATCGCCGTCTATCGGTACTTCAAGCTGCCCAGCGAGGAACAGCTGGAGAAGGTCCGCCAGTGGCTTCTGAAGGCTGTGACCGAGGCGGAGCGGGAGCTGGGCGGCGGCACCGGCCAGCTGAAGCTCCGGACCGTATACGACGCCTTCCTGACCAAATTCCCCTGGCTGGCCCCCCTCGTTTCCTTCAACCGCTTCTCCGAGCTGGTCGACGAAGCCCTGGAGGAAATGCGGAAGATGCTGGCAAAGAACAAGGCCGTTCAGGCGTATGTGAGCGGGGAGGTCGACACCAATGGGACAGCGGAGAAGGAAGCGCAAATCTAACAGCAGCCGCTTCTCGAAGAAGGTGGTCCCGGCCATCCTGGTCGCCGTGGCGGCGTTCACCGTGACCATGATCGTGATCTACGTCAAGACCGGCGGCGTCCCGGACACGCTGGTGACCGCCTTCTTCGCCTTCGCCGGAGGGGAGGCCGGGGCCTTGGGCCTGATCCGTTACGGCAAGGCCAGATACACCGACACAAACAACAGCAGCGACGCCGGAGGCCAGGACCCCCCGGCGGGATAAGGAGGAAGCTATGGCCATGAAAAGCAAGGTCCTGGTCGAGAAGGCTTTGGACATTGCCCAGCACTATAAAACCCTCTACGTCATGGGCTGCTTCGGCGCTCCCATGACCGCCGCCAACAAAAAGCGGTACACTCAAAACCACGACTACAACAAAGCCGCCGACCGCACCCGGATGATTAACGCCGCCACAGCTGACACCTTCGGCTTCGACTGCGTGAACCTGATAAAGGGCATCCTGTGGGGCTGGACCGGCGACAAGGCCAGGACTTACGGCGGGGCCAAGTACCCCACCGCCGCCGATCTGAAGGCCGGGGCCTGCCCGGACATTGGGGCAGACGGCATGATCGCCAAATGTACCGGCGTCAGCACCACCGGCTGGACCTCTATGGTACCGGGGGAGGCGGTCTGGTGCAAAGGACACATCGGCATCTATATCGGGGATGGGTTGGCCGTGGAATGCAGCCCCCGCTGGGCGAACCGGGTACAGATCACCGCCGTGGCCGGGTGCGGCAAAAAGGCCGGATACAACACCCGGACCTGGACCAAACACGGCAAAATCCCCTGGGTCGACTACTCCGACCAAAGCGGAGCCGCCCCCGTCCAGCCCCCCGCCCAGGGCAGCACCGCACCGATGCCCCCCGCCTCCAAGGGGGAGGTCAAGGCGAAAGAAGCCGCCCGGTCCTTCGACAAGGCCCTGGCCGGTACCTACACCGTGACCGCTGGCGGAGGCCTTCACATTCGGACCGGAGCCGGAACCGGCAAGGCCAGCCTCGCCGTCCTGCCCTGCGGGACGAAGGTCCGAAACTATGGCTACTACACCACCACCGGCGGGACCCGCTGGCTCTACATCCAGGTCACCCTGGGCAGCACCACCTACACCGGCTTCAGCAGCGAAGCCTATCTGAAGAAATAGGAGGACAGCACCATGGCAAGGAATAGCACGAAGAAGGCCACCACGAAGGCCAAAGCCCCCGCCCCGGCCCCGGAGGCCACGCAGGAAGCCCACCTGGACCCCACCCAGCTCAGGAGCATGGATGACGCCAGCCTCCAGCAGCTGGCCAGGGACATGGGCCTCGACCCCGCCGCCTACCCGGACCGGGAAGCCCTGACCGCCGCCATTGCGGAGGTGCCGGTCATTCCCGGCCCCCCGGAGCCGGAGGGCCAGGAGGACACCAGCGCCGCCCAGGAAGGCCAGGAAACGCCCCAGGAGCCGCCCTCCGCCCAGGAGGGGCAGGACAATGCCCCCCAGGGCCAGGACGGCCAGGGGAGCGGCCAGGAGGCCCCGGAGGGCACCCCGGAACCGTTCACCCCCTACGAGGCCACCGTGGCCGTCCCCCTGGTGGTGATCCGGCGGGGGGCTACCCCCAACCCGGAGGACAAGCCCATCGGCACCATGGCCAGAGGGGCCAGGGTGACTGTCACCGCCAGCCTGGACGGCTATGCCATGCTGGCAAACGGCACCTACGTCAAGGAGGTCTACCTGGAGCGGGTAACGCCCTGAAGGCCGACCCCTGACGCCAAAGAACGGACGCCCTGTGCGCCCGTTCTTTTTATGCCCCTGTCCGGCCCGTGAAGGGGCCTACAGTGGCCGTCAGCTCGGGGGAGGGTAAACATATACCCCCTGCCCCGTGAAGCGTCGTTTTTTCCAGTGGAAAAAAGACAGCAGGGGCGGAGCGCCGGAGGGTAACAATACCACAGCATAAAGAAAAGCGGCCTACAGCCCCGTGGCGGAGCCATAGCCGCTTTTTCCTTTTGCGCCTCACCTGTACGTTTCCGATTCGAAGCCGTGGCGCTTCAGGTAGGCCTCGGCCTGGGAGTATTGGGTGAAGGTCCGGGACTTCAGCTTCTGCCGGTCCCGCCCGATGACCACCGTGGACCCGATACCCTGAATGATCCAGGCGTCCTTCCCGTTCTTGCGGATCGGATTGAAGTACACCGCCTCACCGCTGGCCTTGTTTATCATTTTCATACCTGCACCCCCTCATTCAGCAGCTGTTCCAGATTGGAAAACATATTGTAGTCCCCGGCGAACCCGTCCGGCCCTACCAACAGCAGCAGGTCCGCCGCCGCCGCCAGACCACACTCCAGAGCGTAGTCCAGGATTTCCCGCTCAGACATTCCCTGCACCCCCTTCACTCGACCCCGGCCAGATAGCCGCCGCAGTACCCCGGGTCGATGTACCTGGCCCGCTGGAGGGCCAGGTCGAAGCTGCCAGCCGTTACCCGGAGGGCGGGAAGCCCGCCCCCGAAGATGATCCAGACCATCACCGCTCCCCCTTCCTCACGGCCTCAGCGACCGCCAGATAATGCGCCAGGATTGCCCGGTCCTTTTTCACCACCTCGGAATTTTCCCCGAAGTTCCATTCTTCCCGGCGGATATTCTCACGCAGGGCCTCGGCCTTCGCCTCGAAGTGGGCCACGATCTCGGCCACGTTCTGGATTTTCTTGACCTCGATCTGAGCGTGAGCCTTGTTCCAGCGGTCAGCCTCGGCCCGCTTGCAGCGGTCGCTGACAAACACGCCGATGGGCCAGAAGCAGATATTGTGCTTCGCCACGCTGACCTTGCCGGCCTTGGAGATTTTCTTCAGGGAGTGGTCGGAACCGCACCAGGAAGGATCGCCGGGGGAGTTGTCCACGAACCAGAAGCCGTTGTCGTTCTTGAAATAGGCCCCCGTGATTTCCACCACCATGCCGGTCAGGATTTCCACGCCGTTTTTATCTAACATAGCCTTTCCTCTTTCCGCCCGGAAACCGGGCCTTGATTTTTTCCTGCCTTCGTGTTACCATGGGGGCCAGAGGGAAGGCAGGTCCCCTCCGGCCCTTTTTGGTGTTAGGCTCCCTTTGCTTTGGACGGCTGTGGGGAGCCTAACTTTTTACTTGCTGGGGTTCTTCGGGGGCTGCTGGATACCAGTGGCGATGTACTTGATGCACTCGATGACTTCCTTCTCGGAGAGGCCCTTGGAAATGAGCCAATCAGTGAGCCTTGCGGTCTCGGTGGCGGTCATGCTGCATTCCTCCATTTGCTATACCTCCTGCCCGGTAAAGATTTCCCGGCTCCCGGTCTTGCCCGTTCGCTCGGGATGTATCCCCCTCGGATGGTGCTGATGTTACGGCACGAACGCCTTAAATACAATCTGGAATATGGTCTAAACTTCCTTGCGTGTGTATGGTAACTTTGCCATTTCGGACAGGCCGGGAAACAGGAGCGCCGGAGGCATAGCCCCCGGCGCTTTTCGCTCAGTCCAACAGGCTCTCCATTGCTATGGGATACTGCTCTTTGAGCTTTTCAAAGGCCCTGCGGGTCACCCGGTAGGACCGCCAGCCCTCCAGCTGCTTCCTGCTGCCAGGATACCAGGAGGGGGACAGCTCCGTGATCCCCCGGCCCTTCAGCTCCAGCGGCGTATCCACATAGTAGTGACCGCCGTAGTGGCCCAGGCTGGCCTCCATTTGGACCTCCGGCTTCCGCTGGCCCAGCTCCGGGCAGTAGACATGGACGCCAGCCCGATGATCGTCCAGATAAATGACCTTCGCCATATTGACACCCCCCTTACTGGATACCGGCCAGCTTCAGCCAACGGTTCAGCTTGGCCTTGCTGCTGAAGCGGTAGTCGTTGCGGGTACCGTCCGCCCGGTTGATAACCAGGACATAGCCCCCGGTGACCTTCAGGATTTCGTATTTCATAGCTTCCTCCTTTAGCGATTGGCCTTGATGGTCTGCTCGACCACGGCCCACAGCTTCGCCTCGCTGCACTCATACAGGTACTTGCTGGAGCCGTTGGGCTTTCCCAGCCGAGCGCCCTCCGGGAGGCAGAGAACGGAGAGCAGCCCCCGCCCGGTTTCGATAGAAGCCACCACAGTGGGCTTCCCATCCTCGCCGGTCTTCGTTTCCACGTTCATCCCGATACGGGAGAGGCCAGCGGCCACACGATCCAAATTCATCATTTCAAGTACCTCCGTCGTTTGATTGTGGCTGAATGTTACGATACAAGCGCCTTAAAAGCAATCTGGAAAAGGGTCTAAAATATAAGGCGTGTGTATGGCAAGTTTGACTGATTGACAAATACAGTGCCCCCGCCGTATGATGATAGGACCATACAAGGAGGTGGGCGAAATGCGGAAGTTAGGCAGCAGAGAAAACATGATCCCCATAGACAGGAAGTGCATGGAGAAGGGGATCAGCCGCCGGGAGCTGGCAAGGCGGAGCGGCGTCCCGGCGGGGACCCTGGAGGCCTGGGGGAACCGCAACAGGGTGCCCCGTGACGTGTACCAGCTGCTGAAGGTGGCCCAGGTCCTGGAATGCCATATCGAGGACCTGATCGAGCCGGAGCCGGACGCCAGACCGGCGGAGAAGTAGCAGCAGGGCGGCGGACATAGGACCGCCGCCTTTGCTATCCTGGCCAGGGCAAAGGGAAGCCGTCAGGGGGTACCCTGGCGGCTTTGTGTCAGGCTTCCAAGCGCCTGAGTATTTCGACCTTCAGTACGTCGGCCTCACGGTTCAGCTTTTCTTCGGAGCGCCGGTTCCAACCATTCGCAGCCTTCACGGCCTCCGAAAGCACCCGCTCATACTCCAGCAGCAAATCGCTGTTGGAGTACGCCGCTATCTTCCGTCCCACCTGGATACACCTCCCTCAAATCGAAATGCCATAGCCGCTGGGGCCGTAGACAAACTGCCGGAGCGGATCGGTGACCTTGGAGCGGATAAACGCCTTCGCCGCTTCCATGTCCGGAAACTCGCCCAGCAACGGCCAGTTGAGGTCGGTGGGCCGCTGGCCCCGGACGAAGAAGCCCTGCACAACAGCCCCGCCCTTGATAGTAGAATCGTCAATCCGAAAAGCAACGTATTTCATATTTTGTCCTTTCTGCCCTGCCATCATCAGGCCGGGTGGGGCGGTTCCCGGCGACGGCCCCGAAGCGGAGCCGTTTCGGCTTTAACAGATTTGCTGCCAATTTTCATCAAACAAAACTGCAAACGGCTGATTTGTCCTGTAATCGGTGCGAATTTCAGCAAAGCACTCTCGGTCATTATAAGACGCGATCTCAATGCTTGCATAGAAGCGCCCGTCAGTGTGCGATTTCCGAATAGGCACAATCCCGAAGTCGATAGTATTCAGAGAATTCATTTTCTGTACCTCCGTTTATTTTGGGTTGGTTTCCCGCCCTTCAGGATAGCTGAATGTTACGGCACAAGCGCCTTAAATGCAATCTGGAAAACAGTCTAAAATGTACGGAGTGTGTATGGCATACTTGTCCAAAAAAGCCTGGGAGCAGCACTCGCCGCCCCCAGGCAAAGGCAGGAAAAGGCCCCCGGTCTTTTGACCGGGGGCCAGCTATTCGGCGCTATTCTTCACGGTACCGCCAATCACCGTATTTCATAATATACTTGTAATGCGTAGGGCCACACAGGGCAGAAACCAGAATTCCAGCCTCGCAAGCCGCCGCCCATTCTGCGCCGTTGATTTTTCGAGCGTCCCCATCCTTGTGACGCCAGATTAGAGCGTTGGCGTCCACCATAGAGAGGCCCCGGAGACTCGTTCTAATCCCCAGCTTTTTACAGTATTCCGCTTGCCATTCAGACACCATCCGGCTTTGAATTTCTTTCACGGTAATCGGCTCCAGTAGGCCAGCAGACAAAGCCCACTCCTTCGCCTCGTTTTCAGAGAGACACTGACACGTTTTTTTGTTGCTCCGCCCGGTCTTGGGATTTATGCCGTGGACCTCATAAAGGCCCAAATTAGCCCAGCCCCGCAGCGGGTGGATCGCCTTCGGAATATTGCCACCGCCGCCCCCGAACAGGATAGAGAGGATACCCATTCAATACACCCCCATTTCGTTTTATGTGGCATTGCCATACGGCAATGATACACGACGGGTATGGGAATATCAAGTAAAAAAGTGAAATAATCCATAAAAACTTGAAACGCCACGAAAACGCCCCGGAACTATGAAGTATTACCATGAAGCAGTGCTAAAAGCATGGTAATATTAAATAAATAATGGATTATAGCCATAGAGGGGCGCTGCCATGAGGAAATTTGAGTTTGAAGGACACAAAAACGTATCCGGGGACAGAATACGGGAGCTGCGCCTTCGTGCCCGTCTGTCCCAGGCCGCACTCGCCGCAAAGATGCAGACAGAGGGTGTAATCGTAGAACAGGACGTTGTCAGCAGGATCGAGAGCGGCTCCCGCCTTGTGACCGACTATGAGCTTCTTGTCCTGACCCGCATATTCGGGACCACCGCCGACTGGCTGATCGGCGCAGAATAAAGGACGCCGCAGGGGATGACCCTGCGGCGTTTTGCCTCTTGCCTTCCCCCCGTTTCATGGTTTATTCTCATAACGAAAGGGGAGTGACGCACATGGCAGAGAGGAAGAAAGGCGAACATATAAAATGGGAGGACCGCCTGAAGATACAAGGCGCACTCCGCACCGGAGCCAAACCGGCGGAGATTGCAAAGATGATCGGCTGCTGCAGGGCGACCATATACAACGAAATCAACCGGGGCCAGTGTATGCAGCAGCACGACGCCGAGTTTGTGGAGGAATACTGCGCCGACGTAGCCGAGCGCAAATATCAGGAAAACCTCCGGGCCAAAGGGCCGGACCTGAAGCTGGGTACCGACTTCGCCCTGGCCAAGTTCATAGAAACCAAGATCATAATAGACCACTATTCCCCCGGCGCTACCCTGGCCTTCATTCAGGAACAGGGCCTTCAGTTCAACACGGAAATCTGCGAGAATACGCTCTATAACTACATCTACCGTGGCGACGTTTTCCTGAACCTCACCAAAGAACACCTGCTCTATAAGGGGGAGCGCCACAAGCCCAAAAAGGACGATAACAAACGGGCCAGACTTCCAAAGGGCGAAACGATAGAGCACCGGCCAGCGGAGGTGAAGGACCGGGAAACCTTCGGCCATTGGGAGATGGACAGTATCGTCGGCAGACGGGGCAGCAAAGCGGCCCTGGTGGTGCTGACAGAGCGCCTCACCCGCTACGGCCTCGTTTTCAGGGTACCGGACCACACCATGGAGAGCGTGGTCAAGGTCCTGGACCGCCTGGAGCGGAGGATGGGGAAGGACTTCCGCCAGGTATTCCAGAGCATCACCGTGGACAACGGCAGCGAGTTCCAGGACTGCGCCGGGATGGAGAAGTCCCTCCGCCGCCGGACGCCCCGGACCCGGATATACTACTGCCACCCCTACAGCGCCTCCGAGCGGGGCAGCAACGAGAACATGAACCGGATCGTCCGCCGCTTCTTCCCAAAGGGTACCAGCTTCGACGAAGTGACAGCCGCCCAGGTCGCCCAGGCGGAGGGCTGGATGAACAGCTACCCCAGGGCCATACTTGGGTGGCGGTCCGCCGGGGCGCTGTTCGAGGAACACCTGGCCAACTGAACACCAGCGGAACTTCCGCCAGAGCCTCGCCGGGGCGCTGGCCGTTTTTCATGCCCTGACCTGTACAAGGCCGGGAAAAAGGGCCTCCAAAGGGCAGCAGAAAGGGCCGGTCTTCCCGGCCCTTTTCAGTCAATTAAAATTTTTTGCAAGTTTTTCTAAATTATTCTTGACATTTGGGTTTGCAACCCCTATCATTAGGTTAGACAAGGTTTTTTGAACCTGTCTAACCTGATTTTTTTATATCACCAGCGGGAAAGGAGGCGAAAAAGTTATGGGACTGACCCTAAACGACAGAAAAGTGTTAGCAAAACGCTGGGCAGACGGGGACAGCGCCGTGTCGATTGCGAAGGGCCTGGGCTGCGCCCCCGGCACGATCTACGCAGAGCTGACACGGGGGCACACCGGAGAGCTTGACCGGAATTCCCGCCCCATGTACGACCCGGAGCGGGGGCAAGCGGCATATCAGGCCAACCTCCGGAAACGGGGGAACCGGGGCCGACGCTGCAAAAGACCTGGGACACCGAAAGGAGCGAAAGAAGGATGACCAACTTTGAGAAGCTCACGGCCTCGCCGGAAACCCTGGGCGCTTTCCTGGCCTCCATCCCCACCACCGGAGGCCCGTGGGACGAAGCCTTCCGCAAGACGTTTTGCGGCGGGTGCGGCCAGGAGGACTGTGAGCCGACCTGCCCCCACCAGGTGGAGCGGGGCAACCCGGCCTGGTGGCTGAAGCAGGTGGCGGAGGGCAGCGTGCAGGTCGAGAGCGCCGTCTGCGCTGCCGGACGCAAACTGGTGGAGTTCATTGTTTCGGACCCGGACATGGCCGGGATGACGGAAAAGGAGATCAGCAGATCGCTTTCTTACGTCGGCATAGCAATGAACGGGCTTTTTGCACCAGCGACGCTCCGGGAGGCGATAGACATGGGCGACCGGCGCTTGGCAGACGCTACCGGCCATCAAAGCGGTTGAGAAGCTCGACCATAAGCCGCTTGCTGACCATTTCAGACTTTGAGCAAAGGTTTTCACCGTTTGCGCACTGCTCAAACTGAGCGGGAGTGAGAAACTCCCGGCACAGCTCGAACATTTCACAGCACTTCCCTTCTTCGATGTTCAGCATAGCCCGGTCGGCACGAACAAGAGCCTCGCCAACGATACCCACAGCGTCAACTTCAACTTTGCCACCTACAGCCAAAGCCTCAGCCGGATACACCGGATCGGCC